TTTGTCGTCCAGCTTTTTTTACTCTGCCAAGTCCAGAACAGATGGGCTGTCGTCTCTCTGCATCCCCTGCTCGAAAAAACACGCCGCTCACTGGAACAATGAGAACAGAGAGAAAGTTCTTGTCCATAAAAAAGAGTGGCGAGCGAAGAACCTTGATAGGGCCAGGGCAGTAAATAAAAAGAACTATAAAAAGTGGTACGTGAAGAACGGCCACAAGATAAATGCCAAGTATGCCAAGAGAAGATCAGACAAGATGTCTGCAACACCGCCTTGGTTCGACAAGAATATGAAGTATAAAGTCGATGAATTGTATAATTTGGCGCGTGGATTACAGAAATATACTGGCAAAGACCATCATGTAGACCATATACACCCGCTTGTAGGCGAGAATTTCTGCGGATTGCACGTTCCGTGGAACCTTCAGGTGTTGTCTGCTGCCGAAAATACCAGAAAAAGCAATATACGACCGCCTTCCGAGGCCGATCTATTCTTTGAGGCTCCCAAATGGAACATTACTTTGAGTCAATACAGGGCTGGTTTAACTTCAAAGAGCCCTATCGGCAGGCAGTCAGAGAGTTCCCAGACGGCTCCGTCTTCGTTGAGCTTGGCTGCTGGAAAGGTAAGTCCGCGTCGTTCCTTTGTGTCGAAGTGGCTAACAGCGGCAAAAAAATCAGCCTCAACTTCGTTGACCACTGGGGCGGTTCAGATGAAGAAGCTCATAAAACAGACCCGGAACTTGAGGGAGTTTTTGATCTTTTTAAGAGCAATGTCGCTAAAAGTGGTGTAAAAACGTCTATACACAGGCTCCCTACAGTTGAAGCGGCAAAGAAGTTTGATGATTGTTCAGTAGACTTTATATGGGTCGATGCTGGGCATGACTATGAAGACGTAATGGCTGATCTTAAAGCGTGGTGGCCTAAACTTAAAGCCCAAGGTATTATGGGCGGCGATGACTTCCCGATGGAAGGCGTAAAATCGGCAGTCGAAGAGTTTTTCCCGTCCTTTGAGACCGGCTCTGAGAATGGGTGGTCATGGTGGCGGGTACGCAAGAAAGGCTAAAAGTCCATGCGGGGCATTGAACGGTCAAACTACAATCCCGATCTGATCCCTATGTCGGCAGACGGGTATGATGATGTGTCCTACAACCCCGAGACTGGCTTTGTTGCCCAGTTGAACGAGCCGATGGACGAGGAAGAGTTCCGTTATACGGTCTTCCAAGCCATTGAGGACGCCCAGACCTATATTGATAGCTATATTGCGCCCCAGCGCGAACAGGCTATGGCCTACTACCTGGCTGACCCGTTTGGGAACGAGGAAGATGGTCGCTCTCAGGTCATTCTGACCGAGGTCCGCGACACCATTCTCGCCATGCTCCCGTCCTTGCTGCGTATCTTTACCGGCGGCGACAAGATACTTGAGTTCGTGCCCAAGGGCCCAGAGGATGTCGAAGCGGCCCAGCAGGCCACCGACATGATCGACTACATCTTCATGCAGGAGAACAACGGTTTCCGTGTCCTGCACGATGCGATGAAGGATGGCTTGCTCCTCAAGACCGGCGTACTGACTTGGTACAAGCTGGATGACGAGAAGGTTGAGTACTACTCCTACTCCAACCTGACCCAAGACGAGGCCAACTTCATTTTGAACGATCCGACCGTCGAGATGGATTCGTTCGAAGAGGTCGTGGACATGATGACGGGTGAGGTTCGCGTCTCCATGTCCATCCGGCGCAAGGTTGTGTCTCCTCGCTTCGTCGTTGAGTGCATCCCGCCCGAACAGTTCCTTATCGACAACGAAGCCACGAGCTTTGATGACTGCATCTATGCGGGTCGTCGCAAGTTGGCGACGATTTCAGAGCTTGTGGCGATGGGTTATCCGCGTGACATCATCGAACAGAACGCCGGTACTGGCGGCTTTGAGATGAACAACGAGGTCATTACCCGTAACCCGGCTGACCAGTCGTTCTTCGGCCTTGCTCTGGGCAATGACGAGACGACCGACAAGGTTTTCTACGTCGAATCGTATATCCGCTGCGACACTGATGGGGACGGAATTGCCGAGCTTCACAAGGTCTGCACTGTTGGCAACGGAGCCTACATCCTGCATGACGAGATCGTTCAGGATATTCCGTTTGCGATCCTTGCGCCAGACCCAACTCCCCACACGATCTTCGGGCAGTCCATAGCCGATCAGACGATGGACCTCCAGCTTATCAAGTCGTCCATTATGCGTAATACGCTGGACAGCTTGGCGCAGTCGATCCACCCCCGTACTGGCTTTGTCGAGGGACAGGTCAACATCGACGATCTCATGAACAATGAGACGGGTGCTCTGATCCGTATGCGATCGCCTGGGGCTATCGTGCCTTTCTCGACCCCGTTTGTGGGCGCACAGGCGCTCGGCGTCATGTCCTACATGGACGAGATCAAGACCCAGAGGACAGGAATCTCGCGCACCTCTCAGGGTCTTGATGCCGATGTCCTTCAGTCTACGACCCGTGCGGCTGTTCAGGCTCAGTTGTCGGCCTCTCAGGACCGTATTGAGATGATCGCCCGTATCTTTGCCGATGGCCTTAAAAGGTGCTTTCAAGGGCTCCTTAAACTGGTCTCGATGCACCAAGATAAGGCAAAAGTTATCCGTCTTCGTGGCAAGTTCGTCCCGATTGACCCTCGTGGGTGGGACTCGTCCATGGATATGGTCGTCAACATCGCCCTTGGGCGTGGTTCTGACGAGCAGAAGATGATGTTCCTGACCCAGTTGGCTCAGAAGCAGGAACAGGTCATCGAGAAGTACGGCCCGTACAATCCTCTGGTGTCGCTGGAGCAGTATCGCGCCACTCTGGCTCAGATCATCCAGCTCTCTGGCTTCCAAGACCCGTCTCAGTTCGTCCAAGAGGTCACGCCAGAGGCTGTCCAGCAGTTCATGCAGCAGATGTCGGGTAACAAGACGCCTGATCCGGCTGAAATGCTGGCACAGGTCGAGGCTGACAAGACAAAGGCCGACATCATCATCAATGCCGCAAAGCAAGAGCTTGATCGTCAGAAGGCCATTGCCGATGCCGACCTCAAGCGCGATCAGTTGATGGCCGACTTCATGCTTCGTGCTTATGAGATACAGGCCAAGTACGGCACACAGGTTGATGTTGCGATGATTAAGGCTGAACTCGACCGTCAACGTGCGGAGCTTCAGACCACATTCGCCGCATCTTCTGCACCGATGGGGATGTAATGTCGCATTTTGAACAGGAAGACCTCTGGCGATCAGCCAGGGGCTTTGCCGAGGATAAGGTTCTGGCTGTTTTGTTCGAGCGCATGACTGAGAAGTACATTCAGTCTTGGGCAACTTCAGCCCCAGATGACGAGAAAACAAGGAATGACTCTTACTTCATGGTGAGAGCCATAGCTTCACTCAGGACCGAGCTAACTGCCTTGGCGGCAGAGCCGGAAGTAGTGAAGTTTAACAGCCGCTTGAAGCGGAAGTAATAAAGGGGTAATACTATGAATACTGCCGAACAATCGCAGCCAAGCGAACTCGGTCAAGCAAGTATTGATTCTCGTATTTCGGCTTTTCTGGACGGACCTCCGCAACCAGCCCCGAAAGAAGAGGTTAATGCTGCCGAAGTCGAAGAGACAGAGGCGTCGGCTTATTCGTCCGAAGAGACTTTAGCAGATGACGGAGAGGCAACCGATCAGGTCCCGTCAGACGCCGAAGAGGGCGAAGAAGTCGAGGCAGTTGAAGATGGCAAGGACGCTGACACCGATCCTGATGCTCTCGTCACCGTCAAGATTGACGGCAAGGTCGAGAAGATCACGGTAAAGGAAGCAGCAGAAGGCTATCAAAGACAGGCCGATTACCAACGTAAGACGCAGGCCCTGGCTGAAGAGCGTAAAGCTGTTGAGTCGGTACGCCAGCAAACGGAAGCGGAACGGGCTTATTATGCACAAACCGTCTCCCAGCTTCGGAGCCAACTTGAGGGTCTCGCGCCCCAAGAGCCTGACTGGAATAGACTGCATCAAGAAGACCCGATTAACTTCCCGATAATCGAAAAACAGTGGCGAGACTATAAGGCCAATCTTCAGGCAGTTCAGCAGGAAGAAGCCCGTCTCAAACAGATCGCTTATCAGGAAGAACAGTACAAGCTCCAGCAAGTTGTCGAAGAAGGACGCAAGTTCATCATCGAGAAAATGCCAGAGTGGAAAGATGAAGCGAAATGGAACTCTGCCCGTGGGCAGCTTCGCGAGTATGGCAAAACAATCGGCTATACGGATGAAGAGCTGGCTATGGCTTACGACCCTCGCGCCATCCTTGTACTTGAGAAGGCCCGTCGCTACGACGCACTTCAGGCAAATTCGCCCAAACCAACCCAAAAGGCGAGCCCGAAACCGTTGAAGCAAGGAACTCCTGCTCAATCTCCGCGTCGTGATAACGATATTACGAAGGTGAAACAGCGTCTCAAATCGTCAGGCCACGTTAATGACGCGGCTGCACTCTTTGCAATGCTTGATAGGAGATAGCAAATGGCTTCGGTTACTAAGGCTTCAACCTACGACAACGTCAACGCGATCCGCGAAGACCTTGCCAACATCATCTACGACATCTCGCCCGTTGACACGCCCTTCATGTCCAACATTGGCCGTGACACTGCGTCCAACACCTACTTCGAGTGGCAGCAGGATTCTCTTGCCGCCGTTAACACCTCGAATGCCGCCATCGAAGGTGCCACAGCAGGCGATGCTGACTTCGTTGCGACTGTTCGCACGGCGAACTACGCTCAGATCAGCACGGCTATCGTGTCTGTTTCGGGTACTGCCGATGCGACGAACAACGCAGGCATGCGTACCCTTATGGCTTACGAAACCGCGAAGAAGGCCAAAGAGCTGAAGCGCGATATGGAAGCCATTCTTACGTCGAACCAGGCTGGCGTTGCTGGCAACAACTCGACGGCTCGCAAGACCGCTGGTCTTCCGACTTGGCTCTGCAACAACTACCAGGCCAACGGTGCAACTGTTTCGGCTATGTCCGGCGCTTCTGGCAACGGCTATCCGAGCACAGCTTGGACCTCGCTCTCGACTTCGACGGACGTTGCTCTGACGGAGACGATGCTCAAGACTGCTATCCAGCAGGTTTGGGAAGACGGTGGTGACCCGAAGGTGTTCATGGTCAACGCCTACAACAAGACGGTTGCTTCTGCGTTCTCTGGCCTCGCCCAGCAGCGCATCAACTACACGACCGCTACGCCGCTCAAGATCATCGCGACGGCTGACGTTTACCTCGGTGACTTCGGTGAGGTGGCTATCGTCCCGAACCGCTTCCAGCCGGGTAACTTCGCGTTCGTTCTCGACCCTGAGTACGCTTCGGTCTCGTACCTATCGCTTCGTAAGCAAAAAAGGAGGGGCGGGTCTTCCCGTCCCTCCAACTTCTAGGGGAATAGAATGGCTGAAGAATACCTTCCCGGTTCGTTTGATCTGTCCTACGACTCGCACTCTGGAACGCTCCAGAAGATGCACATAACGAACGACCAGAAATTGATTTTCGAATCAACCGTACAGATTGACGATCTTGCAGAGCGCAACAAATTTGACCGAGATAATCTGTCTCGTAATGAAAAGCTGCCTGATGGCATGGTTCGCGTGGCTAGTCTTCCCATGCTGATATACCAAGACCTCAAGAAACGTGGTATTCTGGACGACAAGGCCGCTCTCCGTAAGTGGCTTCAAACCGAAGAGGCCCGTCCCTTCAGGACGCACTGGGTGGCAAGCTGATGGCGACGATCACAAACTACTCGACCCTGCAAACCACGGTTGCCGACTACCTGAATAGGCAGGATCTGACTGCTTATATTCCTACGTTCATCCAGCTTGCCGAAGCTGACATGAATACGCGTCTTCGTACTCGTGAGATGATCGTCCGCGCTACGACCACCAATGACGATGAGTTCGTGCGCCTGCCTATCGACTTCCTTGAGTCGATCAACCTCCAGTTGACGGACGGGCAGAGCCCTCTGCGTTTCGTCACGCTGGACGAGGCTGACATCATCAACAAGCGCCAGACCTATAATGCTCCGACCTTCTACTCGCTGATGAACGGTGCGATTGAGCTTGTGCCTCCTCCGGCCACTGGCGATGATGTAGAGATCGAGATGGTGTATTATGGGAAGATCCCGGCACTGTCTGACAGCAATACGTCGAACTGGTTGCTGCTCAAAGCGCCTGACGTTTACTTGTATGGCGCTCTTGTCCATGCTGCCCCGTTCCTGATGGACGACCAGCGCATTTCGGTTTTTGGCTCGTTCTACTCTCAGAGGATCGAGGCTTTGAATGATGAGTCGCAGAAATCCCTGCATAGCGGCTCTCCTCTCGTTGCGAGAACCCGCAGGGTTTACTGAATAGGAGATAGGAATGTCCAAGTCGAATACGTTTGAAAATGACTGGCTGAAGCTGATCTTCAATGCGACTGCCATTGCCAATCTTGCCGACAACGCTGCTTCGTCTCCTTTGACGAACCTGTACGTGTCGCTGCATACGGCTGATCCTGGCGAGGCTGGCGACCAGTCTACGAACGAAGTCTCCTATACGAGCTATGCCCGCGTTGCCGTTGCCCGTACTGCTGGTGGCTGGACTGTGACGAACAACTCTGTCTCGCCTGTTGCTAACATCGACTTCCCTGCGGCCAGTGGCGGCTCTGGCACGGTGACCTACTTCGGTGTTGGATCGGCCTCTTCTGGTTCTGGTGTCCTGTACTACAGCGGCACAGTGACCCCGAGCATCTCGGTTACCTCCGGTGTTACTCCGCGTCTTACAACGGCGTCCACGATCACTGAAGAGTAAGACTCATGGCGCACGTTACAGCGGATCGCGTCAGAGACACTTCGACATCGACCAGTACTGGGGACTTCGTTGTTTCCGGTACTGCGCCGACTGGCTTCCGCACGTTGTCGGCTGTCCTGTCGGTGTCGGACACGTTCTACTATGCGATCCAGTCACAGACTGACGGTTCGTGGGAAGTTGGCCTCGGCACTTATTCGTCGGCCAATACTTTCGCGCGCACCACAGTCCTGTCGTCGTCCAATGCTGGCTCTGCTGTAAACTTCTCGGCAGGCACGAAGGATGTGTTCCTGACGCTTGCTGCAACTCGTACGATCCAGCGCGAGGCTGACGGTAGCGTCTATGACGCCTCCGGTGCTGGTAGCGATAGAATTTTCTTCTTGAACGGAATTACCGTCAACTCGAACTACACGATCCCAACGAACTACAATGCTGGTACGTTTGGTCCGATTACTATTGCTTCGGGTGTGACGGTGACTGTTCCTTCTGGCTCTGTTTGGACGGTGGTCTGATGTCCGTAAAGCTCAACTCATCCGGTGGTGGGTCCGTCACGCTCCAGGAGCCGACGACCGCATCCGACTTTACTTTGACGCTGCCTGCGGCGACGGGAACTGTCGTTTCTACCGATGGTTCTGGCAATCTTGGCGTTACTGGAAATCTTACGTTCACCGGCACGGGTGCGCGTATTACGGGTGATTTCAGCAATGCGACTATTGCTAATCGTGTTATGTTTCATAGCACAACCACAAATGGTGGTACGGGCGTTATTTCTCTTCCAAACGGGACATCAAACGCT